GCTGCGAGGTGGTTGGCGAATGCTGCTCCGATTTCTTCTTCGGTGTAGCGGATGGCGAGTTCGACCCAGTAGTTGAACACTTCTTCGTCGTTGCGCCAGGGTGGCATTGACGGTTTCATCCGTTTTTCGATGCTGACAAGCAGCCCACGGGTTTTGTCTTTGGGGGTTTGGAACATGGTTACCTCCTGTGCTCCGAGTTGAAGTTGTGTTTGAGGCTAGCACGGCCTGTCAAGCATCTAAAAAACTGGGTGTGACCTGGGAGGTATCGTTTGTTGTGTTTTGGTACCGACGGTTGACTGTGGGTGTTGGTGGTGTATGATGTTGTTGCCAGCGGGTTTCATCCTTTCCCTGCTGGTACACCCCACAACAGGTAGAGCCGCCTGGGAGCAACACCTCCTAGCTTCCAGGCCGGCTCCCTGTGGGTACAATGGGCGGACCATGACTGGCACAAAGAACAGTGGGCGGCGCACGGTCCCGCAGGAAGACAAGATCCGGTTTTGGGAGGCACGCGCAGCAGGTATCTCTATCAAGGAAGCTTGCAAGATTGCTGGCATCCATTACAACACCGGTCAGAAGTGGGACGCGAAACGCCGCCAGCTACAGACCGACAACGAGCTCGCGAAGTTTGATGTCAAGAAGGCGTTAGTTCAGTCCGGTCGGGAGCGTGACGAGCTACGCCAGTCGTTGGATGAGGCCGCTGATCTGCCTCCAGTCATCCCGTATGAGCGTCTATCCGAACGAGCGAAACGCGGCTGGGACGATTTCGACTACTTCCGGCGTGTCTATCTGGGGCGCGTGCCGTCACCGTGGCAGGTGGACGCCGCATACAAGATCGTTCAACACCTCGAATCGGAAGAGAAAGAGTTTCTGGTGCTCAACTGTCCGCCAGGAGCCGGCAAATCCACCCTGTTCCACGATGTTGCTGTCTGGTGCATTGTTAGGAACCGTGCGATCCGTGTTCTGATCGGCTCGATCTCGCAAACTTTGGCGAAACAGTATTCGAGGCGTATCCGTGAGACGTTGGAACGTCCGACACGGTTGATGGCGGACCCTGAGATGGTGCGGAAGGGGTTGACGCGGGACGCTGAGGGTTGTTTGGCGCAGGATTACGGGCGTTTCAAACCGTTGGCGTCTGGTTCGTTGTGGCGTGCCGAAGAGTTTGTGGTCGAGCAGCCGATCCCTGGCGGTTTGGACAATAAGGAACCGACCGTGTCGGCATACGGCATCGACTCGGAGTTCATCGGTCACCGTGCCGACCTTTGTTTGTTCGATGACGTGGCGTCACCGGAGAACGCTAAGGAGTCGGTGGCTCGTGACCGGCTGTTGGAGCGTTGGGATTCGATGGCGGAGGCCCGTTGTGATCCTGGCGGGCTGGTGAACGTGATCGGTCAGCGTCTCGGACCCGGCGACCTGTACGCACACTGCATGGCGAAGGTCATCTACGAGGACGACGACGATGACGATGGCGAAGACATCACTGTCGAAGAACATCTCAAAGACCCCGTCAAAAAGCAGAAATATCACCAACTGATTTATAAGGCGTACTACGACGAGCTGGACACTGGTCCGAAGTCTCGGAAGAAAGACGCTTTGCCGTGGCCTGAAGGTCCGTTGTTGGATCCGGTGCGTCTGCCGTGGAAAGACCTGTCGTACATCCGTTACAACCAGCCTCAAAAGTTCAGGGTGGTGTATCAGCAGGAAGACATCGACCTCGATTACCAGTTGGTTGATCGGGCGATGATTACTGGCGGTGTCGGCAACGACGGCATTCATTACGACGGATGTATTGACCGTGACCGACAACCTGGCTACCTGTCACGCGGGTTGCAGCCCCCGTGGATCTCGATTATTTCGGTGGACCCGTCACCATCCCAGTTTTGGGGTGTCATCTGGACTGTTGTCCAACCCGACCTCGGCCTCTACCACGTTGTCGATGTGGAGCGTGTCAAGTTGACTGCCGAAGAGTTGTTGGGTTACGACATGGCGACCGGCACTTACACCGGCATTCTGCCTGACTGGATCGCCCGTTCGGAAGAGATGTGGTATCCGGTGTCGCACATCGTGGTCGAGGTGAACGCCGCCCAACGGTTCCTGCTGGCCCACGATTTCGTTCGACGTTGGCAGGCGTTGACCGGTGTGACGATTATCCCGCACACCACGTCACGGAACAAGCTCGACGAGAACCTTGGTCTGGAGGCGTTGATCCCGCCCGTCGTGCGTTCCGGTTCCCTCCGCCTGCCGTCCATGTCCGGCAACTGGAAAACCCTCGCCCTCGTTGACGAGCTTGTCACTTGGACAAAGGACAAGAAGCGGGGGACTGACCTAGCGATGGCGTTGTGGTTCATGCTGTTGCACGCCCCGAAACTGTCGGCCCCGAAACTGCCTCCACGCATGTGGCGTCCATCATGGATGGAAGCCGGCTGATGCAATGCGAGAACTGTGCGAAACATTTTGATCCGGTGGCAACACGCTGGCGTTGCCCGCACTGCGGACTGAAGCATCACTGCTGTGGCTAGTGGTATCCTTACACGCAGGACTGTCAACCATTTGGAGCGCCTGTGAGAAGTATCGAAGAGATTGTCGCCCTATACAACCACAGGCGACGCACCCTCGGTCCTGTCCACCAGCAGATGCAAGCCGTCCGCGAACTTGGCAACGGCGACATCGTGGTGCCGCTCAACGAACTTGACCAAAACGCTCGCGCATCGGTAGCCAACCTGCTCGTTCAAGGACTCGACCAAATGTCGATGCGGGTCGCATCCACCATGCCGACCTGCTACTTCCCCCCAATGAAAGAAGGGTCCGAACGGTCGAAAGATATGGCGTCGCTTCGCAAGAAGACGATGACCGCCATCTGGGATCACAACCGGATGAACATGAAGATGCGGCGACGCGCCCGCCACCTGCTCGGCTACTCGTCCAGCCCAGTACTGTTGAAGCCATGCTTCCGCACCAACATGCCGAAATGGCATTTGCGGAACCCGCTCGACACGTTCCCCGCACCATCGGACGACCCAGACGACCCGACCCCCGTCGATTGCATCTTCACCTACAAGAAGCCATACCAGTGGCTTGTCGGAATGTACGGCGGAATGATCGACGGTGTCCTGCGTGTCGGACGGCCCGAACCGGACACCATGTTCACCCTGCTCGAATATGTTGACGACAACGAAATGGTCGTCGGTGTCCTTGGCGCAGAGGACGACCCGTCACTGAACCCTGCCGAACGAGCAGGACTAGAAGCGATGGAGCTGGAGCGTGTCATCAACCGTGCCGGCCGCCCGCTCGCCATCGTCCCCAACCGGATTTCCATTGACCGGCAACGCGGACAGTTCGACGGTCTGCTCGGCATGTTCTACACCCGCGCCCGCCTCCAAGCTCTCACCGAAATCGCCATTGAGCGCGGCATCTTCCCCGACGAATACTTGGTCGCCCGCCCCGGCGAGAACCCTGAGATCATTCAGGTCGCTGACGGCAAGGCCGGCATGTTGGGCATCATCAAGGGCGGCGACCTCCAGATCCAGCAGGTCAACCCCGGCTACAAGACCGAGCAGACGTTGGACCGCATCGAACGGCAAGAGCGTTTGGAGGGCGCGATCCCTGCCGACTTCGGTGGCGAATCATCCACCAATGTCCGTACCGGCCGGCGTGGCGAAAACATCCTGTCCGCCACCGTTGACTTCCGTGTCCAAGAGGCACAAGAAATTTTTGCGGCGTCACTGCTGGAAGAAGACAAGACCGCTATCGCTATCGACAAAGCGTATTTCGGTAACACCAGCAAGTCGTTCTTTATCCCTGGTCGAGCCACCGTCGGCAAAGAGGACTACAAGCCGTCGAAGTTGTGGGAAACCGATTTCCATTACGTCGCCTACTCGGCTGCCGGTTCCGATGTCAACAACCTGATCATCGGTTTGGGTCAGCGTCTTGGCACCGGCATGATGTCTAAGGAATCGGCCCGTGAGGCAGACCCGTTGATCGACGACCCAGAGATGGAGCACGACCGGATCACCGCCGAAGGTGTCGAGGCTGCCCTGTTGGCGTCAATCCAGCAGCAGGCCGCCGACCCGGCCGGCCCGTACCAGCCTGCCGATCTGGCGTCTATTGTCAAGAAGGTCATGGTGGAAAACAAGCCGTTGTTCAAAGCGATTGAGGAAGTGGACAATGAGGCTCGTGAACGTCAAGCTCAGGAGATGCCTGAGGGCGCACCGGAAACCATGCCAGGATTGGCGATGCCAGGGATGGGTGCGGAAGCACCGATGGCTGCACCTGCTGGCCCGCCTGGAATCGAGCAGTTACTCGCACAGCTCGGAGGCTGACCCATGTCAATGACCGGCGACTACCCGAACCGTTCCGATCTGCGCGGCGCTGGCCGAGCAGAGTTCACGGGGCAAACCTACGGGGAATCCGCAGCCCAGCAAGCATCGCAGGCGGCGGTCCCTACGGGGGCGTCCCCGTCCGATGTCGCAGCCCAGCAGGCCGTGGGACGGCCACGGGTCCGCCCTGGGGCACGTCCTTTGGGTCGCCCCACGGAACGACCCGATGAGCCGATCACTGCGGGAGCAGATTTCGGTCCTGGCCCGTCCGCTATTGGGGCTGGCATCACGCCGCGCGTAGTCGCGGAAGACGATTTGCAGATGCAGCTTGAAGCGTTGTACCGGTTGTACCCGACACCCGGAGTTCGCTTGCTGTTGCAGCGGATGCGTGACACCAAGATGCGCCGGGGCCGCATCGGCTGATGGGCGCATACGACTACAGTCTCGCAACTGAGGAAGCGTTGTGGGAGCAGTTCACGCGGAACGACACTAAGCGACAGTCGTACCAGAACTCGGCGACCCCCGACTTGGCGCTGGCCATTGACGACATTGTCAGCATGGCCCCCAACTTGACCGCCGACCTGGCTGTCCCGTTTGCGCAGGCGGTAGTCAACGGCCAAATGACATTGCAGGACGCTGCGCGCACCGCCATCGAGTCGCAGCGCATTCCTATTGAAACCAACCAGCCGGCAGAAGACAACCGTAACTGGTGGGAACGAACTCGTGATGCCGCATATGAGGCGTTGAAGACGGGCACGCGGTGGACGTTTGCGGCGGCAGAATTTATCCCGCAGTCTGTCCAGAACTTGGCCGCTCGCGGGCTCGGCCCGGTATCCGGCCGTTTTGATGACACCAACGCCTACCGTGGATCAGACCAAGGATTCTTTGACGGGTTCGTCGCCTCCACCGATTTTGGCACCATGCTGACCGGGGTCGAAGCCGGCAACGGATTTTTCATTGGTGAAGCTGCCGCAGAACAGCAACGGCAGAAAGCTAAGGAGTATCGCGGGACCATCGGCGAAGATGGTTGGACGCTCGGCCGAGGATTTGCGCTGTCTTTTTCGCAGCCTGGATCACGTTCTTACAACATCGCGTCAGGTCTCGTTGATGCCGTCGCGGCTATTGCTACTCCGTCAATCCCGTTTGCCAAGCCGTTGAAGGCTGGCGTTTCCGGGGCAGGCAATCTACTCGGTTTGCGTAGCGCGGCCGGACTAACCAATTTCTCAAGCGCTCACATCAACCCGGCCAAGGTCAGTTCGTGGCTTGACTCGCGTGCAGGCAACCAGGTCATCAACCGCATTGCCAACATCACCAAGCTTGAGGAAGCGATGGAGTTGTTCCCCAAGACGGACGGCAAGTTCTGGCACGACATCGTCGCCGAAGACATGAACAGTTTCGACAAGGTCAAGAAACTGTTGAAAGACAACTTGGGGCTCGAGCGCGGTCTGCAATCCACTGAAGATTTGAGCATTGGCCGTATGGCCGATTTGCGTCGGGGCACTGTCAAGCGGGTTGGGTTGTCTCGGCTCGCTGCGCCTGTCCCCGGCCGCGAGCTCATCATTGCGTCGGACGACGTGCGGGACATTACGGCCACGATGCGGAACGCCCGCGACTATATGAAGACCGCCGGGGTCAAGGTAAAGCAACGTAACGAAGTTCTCAAGCAAATGTCGGACGCTTTGTTTGACCAAGACGGTTTGCCGAAAGCCCGCGAAGCGCTAAATGCTCTCGACAAGGCAATGGTCGAAACGCTGGCCCGTAAGAGCAAGAACCCGTTGCGCCGCAACATGGACGAAGATTTTTTCAACACCGTGTTCCAGCGGTACCGCGACGACATTCGAGAGTTCGACCTGTACGGCGACATCGACAACAACGGCGACATGATCCGCCAAGCCGGTTTCGAGTTCGACAACGACGGCGTGATCCGTGTTGGCGTGGTCGACGAAGCCACCGCGCACTTGTCAACAGAAATGAAAAAGTGGGGGTATTTCATGCCCGACCCCCGCAACGTCCGCCGCACTGCCTCCAAGTATTCGTGGCTGTTCACCAAAAACCCTGGCGGAGATTACAAGTGGGGCGACCCGCGCTTTCTGACTTCGCTGATGGACACGGTCCAAAACTCGATCTGGCGACCGATGACCCTGCTGACCGGCGGTTACATTTTCCGAAACATGCTTGAGTCTGTTGTCCGCCAGACAATGACCCCTGGCATCAAAACCGGTTTTACTCATCCGCTCGAGTGGATCCAGACTGCCATGTACAAACGGTTCGCTGGCGACATCAACGGCGAGGAATGGATCGACGACGCCACCAAGCTTGCCAAGCGCAGCCAACGGGATTACGCCGAGGCCAACAACTCGGTGATGCGCGAGAGTATCGACCCACTTCGCATGGAGGAATCCGCCTACCGCAACGGCTACTACTCGCTGGCAAGGAAGCGTGCCGGCGATCCGGCCCGCTCAAACGAGGACTATGTGCGTGGCGTTGCTAATGAGCTGCGCCTGCTGGCCGGCGACGACCTGGCCCGCGAAATTGCATCCAACAAGTATGTCCGGGCAGTCGATGTCGAGGCTGAAGCCGAACTAACTAGGTTGCTTGGGCCGTTTGAGGAAACCCGCCCGCAAACTGTTGCCGACTGGCTGAAGACCACAGAAGACGGCAAAAAGTATTTGCGTGAAGCCCAGGCCCGTTGGACGAACAAGCGGATGGTGGACGAAAACGGTCAGGAGTTTGTCGGTTCCGTAAAGTTCATCGACGAGTCCGATCCGAGTGACATCAAGTTCAACGACAACAACATCAACCGCCTCATCCAAACAGTTGAAGACCGGATCATCCGCAAGACCGGCGACAATCAGTCGTTGCGCGAAATTATTGCCCGAGCCGCCGACGACCGCAAGTTTGTAAATAGCAAAGGTCAGGAAGTTGTTGCGTTTGGCAAAGCTGACCTCGACGATTTCAACAACTGGGATATCTACGATTACGGCGACGACATGCGCGACGAAATCCGCTTGCTTCTTGCCGATCCCGAGCGTGCCGCGTCATTGCCAGACACTGTCAAGTTCACCAAGCCCATCGAGCAGATCAAGGGGGCTGACGGCAAAGGCATCGACAAACTGTGGCGCAAGACGGCCGACCACTTCTTCAGTTCGGTATACGGCAAGAAAGAATCGTTCCTCAACCGTTCGCCTGTGTTCCGCCAGTATTACTACCGGCGCGTCGAAGACTTGCTGGATTCGGTCAGCAGAGACGGCGCGGGCCGAATGGTTTTTTCTGTCCGTGAAGCTTACGGGCGTGTACCAAAAGAGCAGCTTGCTGATCTGAAGCGTTTGCGGAACAACAAAGAGACAGTTCGCAAACTGGAAGCGTTGAAACCCGACAAAAACAAAAAATATCTGGTCGAAGGAAAGCCTGTTACAGAGCAACGATATCAAGCCATGCTTGAACAAGCGCGTCGCGACGCTCGACAAGGTGATTACATTTGGAACGGCAAGCCCTTGACCGAAAAGAAATACAAAGCCAAGGTCAAGGACGCCGAAGCTGCAGTGAAGAAGCTTGACCCAGACAAGATCGACGACTGGGCGGCGGATTATGTCGGGTCCAAGCAGTTGTGGAACAAGATCAAGGACCGTGCCGACAACGGCCCTCTTGTCGGACCTGATCTGCTCGACAAAGACAAGCTCGACATGCTCGCCAAAGGATTCGCTATGGAAGAAACCAAGCGAACCTTCTACAACGCTTCCCAAACCAACAACTTTGCGGACATTCTTCGTATCGCGGTTCCGTTCGGCCCAGCGTGGAACGAATCCATGAAGTTGTGGCGCAAGCAGGTGTTGACTAACCCGAACCGCATCAAGAACCTCAGTGTCAGCGTCCAAGGGTTCCGTGACATGGATCCCGACGGCGACGGCAAAGGTTTCGTGACCACCGACCCGGTCACCGGGGAACAGGTATTCAATTACCCGTTTGCCGAGGACATGCTTCCGTTCATCACTGGTCTAGCCGGCGGCCTAGCGGCGGAAACTTTTTTCGGTCGCGGCGGCCGAGGAGCCAAAGCATTCGGTGTCGGCGCCGTCGGTGGCGCCGCGCTTGGATATTTCGGCAAGGAGCGCGTCGAAGAGCGGTTGGGCAGCGTCAAGCCGTTCCTGCAAGCCCCAGTCAAATCGTTGTCCATGAACCTCCAGGTCGTCCCTGGCCTCGGCCCGATTGTCCAGATGGCCGCAGGGCAGGCGTTGCAAAACAAACCGCAATTCGACGACGTGCTCCAAATCATTTCGCCGTTCGGTCCGCCATCCGGCGTCGGCGCGTTTGCTCCGTCTTGGGCCCGCAAAATCTCTGAGGCAATCACAGCTAATCCTGAATCGGACCGGCTGTACGCAGACTTGATGATCGACGCCTACCGGGCTATGTACGCCACCGGAGAATACGACACGAACAGCCCGGAATCGTTGCAGCTACTCCGCGAGCGGGCGGAGGATGTAGCACGGTACCTGCTGGTGTTCCGTGGGCTGTCCCAGTTCACCGGCCCGTCCCGACCAGCTATAGGTTTCGACATCCCTGTCGAGTACGGCGGCGTCGAACTGACCGACAGCGAAGCAGCAGATTTCGCAAAACAGGGGTTTGTCCCAAACAACCTGCTTGCTAACGAATTTCGCCGCATGCAGGAAGAAGATTACGGCAACGCCGTTGTCCAGTTCTTGCAGACGTTCGGCACGGACACCATGTTGTACGTCAAGGGCCGTACCGAAACTGTTGGCGAAGGGCTTGACGCTTCAGCGGTCTTTGGTGATTGGGAGCGTGACAACGAGCGCATCGTTGAGAAGTACCCGACCGTGTTCGGCTACTTTGCCCCGACCGGCTCCGAGTTTGATTTGCAAACATATTTGCGGCAGATCGCTACCGGCAAACGGCGACGCATCACCGACCCGATGGAACTCCAACGGGACGCCGAAGCGGTAGTCGGCAAAGCGTTGTACATGCAAGCCGCCCGCCAATTCCCGCAAAACCCCAACGACATCGACGAAGAAAACTTGCGCGAATACCGGACTGAACTTGAGAAGCGTTTGCCCGGATTCAAATATCAGGTCATCGAATTGGGTGAGCGTGAACTGTTGATCGGCCAGCTGCTTGACGAGCAGGCCGGACCTTCCGGTCAGCCGTTCGGCGCAGCGTTTGACTCGGATCTTGACGGCAACCCTGTCGCTGAAGCGCTCCGCGTGTACGGCAAATACCGTCGCCAAGCAATCGACGAAGCGATCATCCGGGCCGGCGGAATCGAGACTTCTGGTCTGTTGTCCCGCACAGACAACTCCGATCTGAGACAATGGTTGCGTAACATTGGCACACGGATCACAAACAGATACCCGGAGTTCGAGCGTGTTTGGAGCAGACTGTTGTTTGATGAGGTTGACATCTGATGAGTGATACACCGGTTGATCCGTTGGGGCGTGACCCCGAAGCCGGAGGGTTCGGCAAGGGAGAGCAGCAAGTTTCCCCGTTCGACCCATTTGGTCTTGGCGTTCCAATGCCAACTGGCACTTCGCTGTTTGATGAGGTGCCGTGGCGTCCCGGCATGCGTATGGTGCTCGACGAGCAGACCGGGGAGTTGAAGGAGTACCGGGGGCCGGGCATTGTCCGTAGCAACGGCACGCTTGAGCGTGACCAGTTTGGCAACGCCATGCTCGAATACGACCTGGCGAACGCCCCCACCCAGCTGTATTTCAATTTGCCGCCAGCCGAGCTCGAAACAATTTTGGACGAGCTCAAGTCGAAAGGCGCGAGGGTAGACACGCCGGAGCAAGCGCAAGGAGCGCTCCGTGACTTGTTGACTTACTCGAACATTATTGGGCGTGACTACGAAACCACGTTGCGTGAGCTTGACAGGATCCAGCCGGACGTGGCGGAGAAAGCCCCGCGCTACCGGGTGTCGTCGTCAAAGGATCTGCGTGAAATCTTTGACGAGGCTGCTAAAGCAAAGATTGGGCGCGGGTTTACCGAAGAAGAAATGAACCGTGCAATCGGCGGCTATCAGGCTGGCGAAATGGGCGTGCAAGCAGCCGAATCCGGTGTTGTCGAGTCTATGGCGTCGCCCACAGCGTATGCCGGCGATTTTGCTATGACGCAAGTCCCCGACGAGGCAATGGCATTTAGTTTCCTTGATCGCATGAACTACACAATGCAAAAGGCGACGAGGAGAGTCGTATGAGTGACGACGCTGTTTACGGCCCAAAGATCGACCCCGCTGATCTCGCAAACGCGATTGTCAGGTTTCTCGAGCCAAGGTTCCAACCGTGGTTTATTGCGGGGACCACGAACCTCAACGAGCTCCGTGAGAGCTACGACGAAGAAATCCCTTTGCCATATCCCAGTGTCGGGCAACGCCAAACGCTTTTGCAGGCTCGCGAAACGCTTGACCAGCTTGGGGTCCAGGAGGGGCGCCCTGTCGGGGAAGAGCGCGAGCGGGTCCTAAACGGTCTGTTTGTGACTCTTTCTGAGTTTGTGCCGACCGACCCCACCGGAACGATGAGGTCGCCGGAACTGACCGGCCTCGAAACTGTTCTCAACCAAGCCAAATTCGTAGACCCAACCGAAGACCCTCTCGGAAGAGGGGCGTTGACGCCGGGTTTCGGATACGGCTCCACTTTGGCGGAACCTCCTGCCCCGTTGGAATTCCCCCCAGAATTCCAGTCCCCGCAATTTATGGATTACCAGCGCGGCCAAATCGTTGCTGCGCCCGGCGACAGATACGGGTACGACACGACTACCGGCCGGCCAGTCGACATGGCTACTGGTCTTGCGACTCTTGGTCAGCGCACCCAGGGAACCGCTGGCCCCGGCGGGCAGTGGGTGTACAGCACCTTGACCAGTCGGCCAGAATTCGTCAAGGAAGGCGAGACATTCCCAGAACGCACGTTCGAGCTGCCTAAAGCCGCAGGGCTTACCGAGCTCGACGCAACAGAAGCCGAGGAAGCAGCTCAGGAAGCCACTGACAGCATCGAGGAAACCGGCCAGGACTTTGCGGACGAAACCACACCCGACGACGACGCTGTGACCGGCGGCGTGCCGGGCGCAGATGTAGACCCAGGTGACGGCGGCGAATACGACACCACGATCCCCGAAGACTGGAAACGCGCTGCAAGCGAAATTTACGGTGCCTATTACAGCATCGTCAGCCAAAACCCCGAGGTCGCCAATCTGATCGCGCGAGCGGAAGCCCAAAAATGGGGTCCAGAAAAGTTCGATTATGCACTCGAGCAAACCCAGTGGTGGCAAACCACGTCGCTGGCCACCCGCACGTTCGACATCGAAATGCAGCGCGACCCTGCCACCGTGCAGGCACGCATCGACGCTCTTGCAGCACAGATCCGCGACGACGCACTCAACTTGAACATTCGTCTTGGCGGCGAAACGCTGAACACCATTGCCACCGAAGCGATCCGCCAAGGCTGGACTGAACAACAGGTGACTATCGCTATTGGCGACGAAGCGCTCAAGTCGCAGGCCGGTGTCACCGGCCTGCGCTACGGGTACTACGGCAACAAGATCAACGAGATCGCCGCCAGCTACGGTGTCAGCATTTCCGACACAGAATTCAGCCAACTTGTCAACAAGTTCGCTGTCGGACAGGAAAACCAGGAATCGCTAACTGCGGCATTCCAGACCCGATCCAGCGCACTGTTTCCAGCATTGTCCGAGCGCCTGATGGCCGGCGAAACCTTTTCTGACATTGTCGAGCCATACCGGAACCGGGCCAGCAAAATCCTTGAACAAGACTTCTCGGCAAGCGACTTCATGGACAACGACTCGTTCGCTCAGGCAGTCACCTACATCGGGGACGACGGCAAGCAGCGCCCGATGACTTACACCGAGTGGGGGCAGTACCTGCGCTCAAACCGAGAGTTCGGCTACGAATACACTTCGGAAGCCCAGTCGCGCGCCTATCAGGTCGCTAACCGTATCGCTGACATCTTTGGAGCAATCTGATGGCAGAAGAAACCATTGTTTCCGCCCCAGCCGCAGTAGGTGTCGAGGAGCCTGTTTCCGGCGTCCAAGAGCTGCTCGATCAGCAGGCATCTTTCTTTGAACGTCAGCAGTCTGCGTTGCAGGCCCAGATCGCAGCGCAAGAAGCCGAGCGCAAAGCGCGGTTCAGGGCGCAGCAGGATTCGTCCTATGACATTATTCAGCGGGTGTTGGCCGACTACGGCCTCGAGAACATGCGCGACTTTGTGCATGACATCGTGTTCACCCAGAACATTGTCGACGAAAACATCATTATCGGACGTTTGCGTGAAACTCCTCAGTACAAGGAACGGTTTGCGGGCAACGAAGCTCGCCGCAACGCCGGCCTCAATGTGCTGTCCGAAAGCGAATACATCCGTCTCGAAAGCACGTTCGCGCAAACTATGCGGCAAGCCGGCCTGCCCTCTGGGTTCTACGACGAGAAATCTGATTTCGACAATTTGATTGGCAGCGACGTGTCTGCTGCCGAGCTGGCCACCCGCGTGCAAGAGGGGTATCAGGCTGTCCGCGATGCCGACCCCGAAGTCGTGCTCGAGATGCAGCGCATGTACGGTGTCGGCGAAGGCGACCTTGCCGCTTACTTCCTTGACCCTGAGCGTGCCACAGCGGGCATTATCCGGCAGGCACAGGCAGCGCAGATCGGCGGGCAGGCCGTCCGGCAAGCCAGCTACCAGATCACCGCAGCCCAGGCCGAGGAACTCGCTCGAGCCGGTGTCAGCCCCGAGCAAGCCCGCGCCGGGTTCCAGGCCATCTCCGGGGCACAAGAATTGTTCGGTGCGCTCCCCGGCCAGACCGGTGAGGCAATCACGCAGGAGGAGCAAGTTGCTGCCGTGTTCGGCACCTCCGCTGCCGCCCAGCAACGTCTGCGCCGCCGCACCCGTGAACGCCAAGCCGAGTTCGAGGCAGGCGGCGGGTTCGCCGCACAAGGATCACAGGTCACCGGCCTCACCTAACTCTGCTACACTTTTGTCGATGCCCAAATAGGGCAGGAACCCCCAGACGGGGAGACATAGCAGCACCGACATCTGCCTCCGGGTGTTGGTTGGGCGAAGGAGTGTACAACTGAATATGGACAGCGAACTCGATCACGACGAGGAAACCGGCCGCAACCCCCTGCGAGACAGGATGAAGCAGCTGGAATCCGAGAACGCCGAGTTGAAGGCCAGAGCCGATGAGGCGTCAGCCGCAGCCCGAGAGCTTGCTTTTGTGAAGGCCGGAGTAGATCCGACCCTCCCAATCGCCAAGTATTTCATGAAGGGTTACGAAGGCGATCTCACAGCCGAAGCCATCAGAGAGGCGGCTATCGAGGCCCAAATCGTCAAGGACACGCAGAAAGAGCAGGTTGCTCAGGAAGCGGGAGCGTGGAACCGGTCCACGCAAGCCGCAGCCGGCGCGTCAGACGAACCAGAAATGGATTGGGTTACCCGCATCAACCAGGCTAAGTCAAGCCAAGAGGTTGAGGCGTTGCTGTCCCAAGCAAAACACGCCCAGCCCTAGCCTTCCGGTTGGGGCACCAACCCATAACGGAGCACCCCAATGGCTTACACCCAGACTTCATCCCTCTCCGTCGATCAGGCGGCATTTGACCGGCTCGCGTACTTCGCGCTCCGGTCGGAGCTTCTGTTCGACGCCGCAGCCGATGTCATGCCGACCCAGCAGGCGATGCCTGGTTCGTCGGTGACGTTCACGATCTTCAACGATCTGGCTGCCGCCACCTCGGCTCTCACCGAGGATTCCGACGTGACCGCTGTCGCCATGAGCGATTCGCAGGTCACCGTGACCCTGGCCGAGTACGGCAACGCCGTCCTCACCACCGCCAAGCTGCGTGGCACCTCGTTCCTCGACGTTGATACCGTCGCCGCGAACGTCGTCGGCTACAACGCCGGCATCTCCATCGACAGCCTCGTCCGCGACGTTCTCGCTGGCGGCACCAACGTCGTCTACGGCGGCGGCG